TTTTTTTACTCCTTAGTTGTATTGTCGGTTATTTCTTTATACCAGCTTTTTTCTGCTAGAAAAATCGACGCTAGTGTTAAAGCTTCTCTGAAAAGATCAAAATCTTTTTTAAGAGGAGAAGGAATAGTAACTCCTGTACATATAGGCATAAGAATAGTTATAACCCAAAATTTAAACCGATTAATAAAAGAGAGATTCCATTTACCATCGAATAAGTACAGATAGATGTATCCTTTTTGTATATCCCCTTCCCACCACCAGATTAATATCTTGTTAGTTATTTGGCTAGTTTGAGATTTTTTTAATAAATTATCAATCCAATTTTTTGAGTCAAGAGGTAATTCGAGATATTTATTTCTAATCATAAGCTTATACAGCTGCTCTTTGAGATGCGAGTTGATGTTCACTGTTTTACTCCCCAATTGTGCTAGTTTTTACTTTTAAGACATTTTTAGGTCTTCATAGCGTTTTCCCCATTCGTTAACAAGAATCGTAATTTCTGGAGAATTAATCGCCTTACCTTTAATCCATATATACGGATTATTTGATTCCGATAAACTTGTTAATGTTTCAAATAGCAAGTTTGTAGATTTCAATTCTACAAATGTTAAATTAATTTTGATTACTTTTTTAGTCTTGCCAGAATCGCAAGTAATCTCAAAATCTGCCCTTAATTGCTGTACTTGATCAATACCTACACTAAAAACTAGGTTAGCTACCAATCCATGTAAGCAAATACTTTCGACTTGCCCTGTACTTAAAACTTTCCATTGGTTTTTGCTGCTTTCAACCAAGATTTCTTGTATTTGCTGGAAAGTCAGTTCATCCCACCAATCACGACTTAAGAGATTCAGATTCATTTAATACTCCTTAATTTCCATTTTTGGATTTTTTAGCTTTTCAAGTTTTTATAGGTTGCTGATAACTGACGACTGACAACTGGCAACTAATTAAAAATCTTCACTGAGAAGTTCACCAGGATCAATATTTTCACTGCGAACTTCTATTACTGGCTTTTGCCTTGCGTCTATAGCTTTTTTCAGGAGGTCGGCCAATTCTTTTTCAGAGGTTGCTTGTTGGGCGATTTGCAAAGCTTCTGGTTGAGGTAATCCTTGATTTACAGCCCAAGTAATTCCAGCCTGCTTGCGATCTTCCGATAGTGATTGCGAAGGGTTGAACATTTTTACGTTTCCCGTTGACGCAGGAGTTAGAGTTCTGACAGGTTCTACATTTCCCGTAAATCGCTGAAAAGCTTTTGTTTCGATTATTTGCAATACTTGAGAAGCACTATTAGGGTGAACACGGATTGATAAAAGACTAAAAGTCTTTCGTCCCCTTTTTCCGTCTGGTAAGGGATAAGATAGCTCTCTTGACCCGCGTTCTAATAGAAAAGGGATACCAATCAAACTACCAGCCGATGTTTCAATAGCTAGTAGTTGCTCTGTTAGTCCGATAATATCCCACTTTGAATGGGTTTCGACTTCAAAGTATCCTAGTTCACCTAATTTAGGTAAAACAATCTGCAATCGCCCAACTTGCTTGCATTTACACCCTGAATAACTTCCGTCAGGATTTTGTTGTCGTTTGCACGGGATAGGATTAGTGGCAATCATTTTGCCAGCTTGTTGGTAGATATGTTGCTTTTCCTCGTCGCACCGAATCATTAACCCAGAGGTTTTTAAATCTTTATCATTCCACTGTTCCATCCAACAAGGAAATACTTGGTCTGTATAAGGAAAAGGTAACAAGCAATCTAATTGCTTAGGCTCTTTCCCGTAAATAGCGGTAAATTTTTCGTTGATTCCTTGAATATCAGAATCAATGCGAAAATATTCTAAATCATCTCCGCTTATTAGAGTGCCAGGTCTTTTAGGGTTTTCTTTTTTTTCTCCCCCTTTGCGAATTATACCCAGTCTAAGGAACCGGGCTTGTCTTGTTGTCAAAGATTTTATAGGCATTGTTTTTACTCCTAAAAAGGAAGGTTGCTAGGGTCGCTAAATCTATAAGAGGAAGGAAACTCATCTATTTCTTTACCAGCAAGATATTTAGTAACACTGGGGCAAGCGACGCTGTGAGCCTCTGTTATTTCTTGCAGTTTTGCTATGACGGATCGCTGTGCTTGATTTAAAAGAAATTCATAGCAAGCGTCAGGATCTTCGCCGTCCTCTGGTTTTCCGTGAATATTTAGGGAGATACTCACAGACTCAAAATTACCAAGGTTGACTTTCTGAGTGTAATCCACCGAGATATGGGTGATAAGCATCTCTCCTCTAAAATTTGATTAATACAATCTTATAGTAGATTGCTAGAATTGTCAAGTATTTTTAAAAAAAACTTGCAAAAAACTTACAAAAAGATAATAGTACAGAAGAACTAAGTTATTATCGTTAATAAATTGTAGATAAAGATATTAACAATGGAATCCTTGATATATATAGGTTTCAGGCTTTGTTGATGTTGTTAACGCTATCCCCCAATATTATTGTTTATCTCTCTTATTGTCTAGTTCGTTTATCTCTCTTTATCTTTTTTCCTCTATACAGTATCAACGGTATTAACAAACCTTGAAACCTAGACAGCGTAAGGATTTTGATTGTTAATAACCTTATTAACAATCGAATTACAAAAGAACAGTAGATATACTTAGCATATTTAAATTAAATACTGCTATCTGCTTAGATGATCGTTGCTAGTGATTCTTTAAAAGGTACTGGATAACTTGAATTTTGAAAAACCCGTACTGTGTAAGCTGATTGGACTGACCCCCAATCGGCTATTTGTTGTGCCTCTGTGTAAACGACGCTTCGGGCTGACGATACCGGCCATTCTCGTTTTATTGTGTTTCCATCGTAAATTCTGACTACATAGCTGTCCAATTCTCCTGCTGCGTAAGCAATGTCGATATAGTCGATCCAACGACCATTTAACCGCGTCCGTCGATACCAAGTAATAATTAAATCGTTATTATCTTTTTCCCCTCTTACAGCACAAGGGAAAGGCTTCAATCCTTCTAAAGTAATTGTGTGAGCAGTCTCGTCTTCTATATCAGTTTCAAGCAATCCATTAGGAACTACTTTTAATAAATATTCTCGATTAATATCAGAAAGATTTAAGGGGAATCGAACTAAATAATTAGTTAGTAACACAAATTTTTCTCCTATTATATGCCTAGAGATAGCCGGTTCAGTTCCTTTGACTCCACGAATTGTATATGAAATATCAAAGGTTAAGGGATCGTTGGACACAATAGCAGCATTTTTAAACGCTATAATTTCTCCGGTAGAAAACCAACCTAATTGTTTGCCTGATAGAAATGTTTCAAGAGTAACTGGCTCTAATTCCCCTGAATTCATGCTTACTCGTATCCAATTTAAATCGTCAATAAAGCTAGGAGAAGCGTTGTTAAAATTTGGGGAGAAGCTTAATACAGTACCAGTTACGCTGTTGACAACATTGCCAACAGCAAAATCATAACTTAAGCCGTTGTCATCGGAATAAAATAAGGCTCCTTTGGTAAAACTAGAGTTACCTTCAATTGCCACATAAATTCCTATGTCTGTATCTTGGCTATTAATTATTGGGCATTCAATAGGAATAGCGTTAGCGCGTCCGTAGGGACGAGGAAAGTTATCGTCTGGCGGAAATTCGTTATCTATAGGAATATCTGGTAAATATCCTACTCCTTGAAATCGAGTAGCTTCAATTTCAATTAAATAATTTACTCCTCTTACTTTCTTTGTAATTTGCATCAATTCTTGATGATAATTGTTATTATCATTAGTAAAAATTATATCCCCAACCTTTAAATTTTCCCATGCTGGTAATAAAAACATTTTTGAGAAAGTTTTTGATTGCGTTTTCCCTAAAAAAAGAATTCTTGAGGCGGTATTCATAAAAAACATATCTATATCTATTAGCTTAGTTTGAAAACTAAGCTCGTTTGTGTGAGTATCTGATGGGTCTTTAGCTACTACGGTAATAGTTTCATAATTTTTTAAAACATTTAGTCCAGATACTGTAACGGCACTAGGGGTTTCTCTAAAATGAGTCAGTTTTTTTTCATTAATGTCAATAGGATTTTCTCCAAATTTTTTAGACCCAAAAGAGCTTTTAGGGATAAAAATAGGATCGGATGATTGTTCTTGTCTTTTAAAAATGATTTTATCTTTTGGCTCCCTTGCCACAATAAAAAAAGCTCTCATAAGTTCTTCTAACTGATCAGCAAAAGATGTCCCATCAAACAATAAATCAAATCCTTGAATTCGGTAATCATTAGGAATATCAGTTACGTCAATTTGATCGTCTGTTCTACCAGCTAATTTACAAATAGTTTTCAAAATATCTTTTATTTTTGGATTGTTTCCACTTTCTCCAATCACTTCAATATCAATAGTAGGAAATCCAGTGCCGTCATAATTAGCAATCGGATAATTATTAAAAACTAAAAAAGACATTCCAGTAAAAGCAGGTACTGGATTAGATTCTTTTGACTGAATTACTGACGATGGTGTAGTTTGATTGCCAGTATAAATAGTTGTGTGTTCAATAAATTTTAGGCTTTTTTCGTCATTGGTTTCAGAGTTGTAAACAAGGACGCTATTCATCCAAACTCGCCTAACAGAGCCAATTTTTCTAGCAATTGGATAAGCGGCTGTCAGAAAATAAGTGTAAACTTCGGTAGTTTGCCCACCACCACCACCTTTTCCGCCTTGCCTTTCCGATGTGACGACTTCCTTAAGAGGAATCCCCCACATCATAGTTAGCCCTTCTTTCCTCACCCTTCCAAAAGGATAGGATAGGCTTCTGCCGTATTCAGCATCGGGAACACCAGTATCCTCAATTTTTCCTTTTTGTTGGGTAGGGGGTTTAGGAGCAAATAGAGATAATAATAGGTTAGCTCCGATCCCTATTGCTACGGGAATGAGAAAATTAGCCACGGCTTTTTAAAAGATAATATTTTCTCTATTCTAATAGGTTGAGTAGGAATCGAACCTACCTAAGACGAATTATGAGTTCGTTGCCTTAACCGCTCGGCCATCAACCCTTGACCTATTTAGGAAAAAATAAAGTAGGAGAGATAT